ACCGGCCGAGGAAGTGCATATTCGTTTCGACTGTGGCCGGCGGCGGCTGGCCGGTTATGTCGGCATTCTGCCGGAGCGCAGGCAGGAGGTTGATCGGCGTGGATGTGAACCGGCCGAGAGAATGTGGCTGCGTCTCGGCCTGATAGGAGAAGTCCTGCGCTTCGGTCTGCCGTAACCCAGGTCGCAAGTTGACCGAGGGAGGAGTGAAGCGCCCAACGAAATGCGTGTTCGTCTCGACTGCGACCGCGGCCGCGGTAACCGTAACGTCAGCATTCTGTCGGAGCGCAGGCAGAAGATTGATCGATGTCGGGTTGAAGCGCCCAACGAAATGGACGTTTGTCTCGGGGACGTATGAACTGTCCTGCGTCTCGGTCTGCCGCAGGCCCGCGCGCAAATTGATGCGCTGGTCGATATATCGGCCGATGAAGTGGATATTGGTTTCTGGAACAAACGAGGCCAGTGCGATGTCTTGCCGAAGCAACGGCAGGACATTGATCGGCGTGGGTGTGAACCGACCGAGAAAATGCGTGTTGGTCTCAGGGACGAACGATCGATCCTGCGTCTCGGTCTGTCTTAGGCCCGCGCGCAAATTGATCGGCGTCGGGGCGAAGCGCCCAACGAAATGCGTGTTCGTCTCAGGAACAAACGATCGGTCTTGCGGCTGGTTCTGCCGGAGCGCAGGCAGGAGGTTGATCGGCGTGGATGTGAACCGGCCGACAAGATGAGTATTTGTTTCAAAGGCTACTACAGCGGGAGCCAGCGTGACCCCAGCCGCGGCATAAACACCTGCGATTGTATCTCCCGGTTGTACTAAAGATGTAGCTACACCGGCAATATATCTCGTTCCCGTACATTGCCATGAGTTATCAATAGCAATGCTTGTTCCAGTTGCGCCCGTCCCGGTAGCTGTCCAGCCTGTTCCAAGCCATTTGAAATAGCCTGCAACCGCCATTTCTCCAGAGCCCGCGCTGACTGTCAAAGGAGCTTGACCCGAGGCTCCTAGGCTGGCTGCTACGGTGACCGGATTGTTATGCGATCCTCCTCCAGTAAATACTGCGACGATGGCCTCGCGCTCCATCGTGCCGGTCCAAGATACGCTTAAAGTATGATTTCCCGTAGTTGGAGAATGAAGAACGCCTACCCAAATTTCGCCGTCATTAGTGCTTGTATTTATATTTGCAACATTAACTATAGGCTGATTTGTTCCAGTGCTATCCCATGTAGCAACAATATTTGCTACAGAAATGCCAGCCAATGATAGGAATAAGACAAGATCGGTATCACCAGCATTTACAGTCAGTAATGTGCTAGTGAAAGAAGCTTGGCTCGCAGAGGGAACAGTTACTGATGTACGATATGCGACCGCCATAACATCACTGCACCGCGCGCCAGCTCATGGCAGGGGCGCGATTGCCGCGGCCGCGCCGAGCTTCTCGGCCATAGGCGCGAAGACGGAAGCAATCCCCTTCAGGCGATCTTCCCATTCGCTAAGGGTGGCTTCCTTGGCGGCAAGGGCCTCATGTTTGGCTTCGGCCTGCGCCATCCGCTCGTCCACGCTCGCGGCGTTCGCGGCTATGGCCTCTTTGAGGGAGGCGAGTTCACGTTGCCGCCCAGCTAGGTCAGTTTCCGCCGCCGCGCGCGAGGCCTTGAATTCGGCGCGATGGCGTTCGAGCGCGTCTTCATCTGCCTTCACTTGCTTTTCGCGCAAAGCCAGCTTGGTTTGGATTTCCTCGAGGGCGGCGTCGCGCTTTGCGGCCTCTGCCTTGATCTCATCGGCGGCTGTCTGCGCCGCGCGCGCATCTTCATAGAGCTGGGCCACTTTCCTTGCGTGGCCGTGCATCTCCTCGAGGACGGAGGATGTCCTCTCCGGAGTCGATAGCGCCGCAAGGAGCCCGATCGCGTCGTTGATGGCGGGAAGCGGCGGCAGCACGGGAAGGCCTCATGAGTTGGTGATGACGGCCACCTTATACGCCCCGCCTTCAGGGACGGCAAAATACTCCGTCTGATTCGCCGCCATCCGCGCCATGCTCGTTGTCGCCGTCGGGGCTGTCCCAAACTCGATCGAGCAAATGGCGTCGGTGTGCAGGCGAACAAAGCGCGTCTTGGCGTTGAAGGCGAGCGAAGGGGTCGACGAACCGCCTATCGAAACCACTTGCTCGGTAATAACCGGCTGCATCCCCATCGCCGGGACGCTGTTCGGCGCTTGCCCCATCAGAGCAAATTCGGCGACGTAGAGAACGGCCATGGGACTTCAGAAATAGCCGTAGGGGATCGTTATGGTGACGGTCGTCGGAGTGTTCCAACTGGTCACGGCCTGACACCAGATCGGCTGCGAGGCGGTCGTCGAGAAGTTGCGCAGAAGGATGTGCGCATCCGTGACCGAGCCGACGGAAGAGGTCGTGAGACCCACCGTCTGGGCAGTGGACACGATAGTCGTGTCAGCCGAGCTAACCCCGCATTGAATGCCGCCGGTGACTGCGTGAGCGGCGTCGGAATCCTGCACAAGGATGGCCTTGATATAGGCCCCCGGCGGCAGCGTGCCGAGCTGATAGGAGGTTGTGCCAGTCGCCGCAACCGGAGCCGACCAGATAATGACGCCGCCGTCGCCCGCGAAAGTCCCGCCCTGACTCTGGAACCAACCGATATCCGCTTGCTGAACGAGGGCGCAACCCGAGCTATTCAGGACGTATAGGGTTCCGGATGGGACCTGAGAACCCGTTCCTCCAATCGTTCGCGCGCCGGATGGGCCGACCGTGACATCGGGCCAGCACATGACGGCGGAGCCGTTGGCTGCGGCATATGCCGGAACGGCGCCGAGGAGGCCGCTGAAGGCAAGGAGGCCGCTGAGGGCGAGATTCCTGAGAAGTGCTTTCATGGGTGTGTGACCTCGCCAAAGACCGGATCCGACTTTAGGACCTTTTGGAATTCCTCGTTCGCCTCTTCCTCGCGGCGGAGATTCTCGGCGTGGCCGCGGCCGGGCTTCATGCCCTCAGGCAAGCCGAAGTTCGGAAGCTTGGCGTGCCCGCGCGTGCGCGAGGAGATATAATAGCGGGGCTTTTTCTGCGTAACCGGACATCGTTCTCTTGTCGCCGGGTTTTTCCCCGTGACCGTGGCCTCATCATTCGCCAGCGCGTCCTGCGCATCAACCGACCAGCGCTGCAATTCGATCGGGCCGCCGTGGTCGCGCTGAAAGCGCTCATATTCGCGCGTCCGCTGCGCATAGTCTTTGATGCTGATAGCATAAAGCTCGATCTGCTCGCGAAATTCCACCATGGCTAGTTCGAAAGCCGGCTCGCCCTCCTTGCCCTTTGGCCCTTCCGGACGCTTGGGCTGAATAGGCTTTTCGGGGCCGATATCCCATAGATAGACCTGCTGGGCCTCGTTCTCGGCCTCCAGCTCGCGGTTGTCGGTTGTGATCGCATCGCCTTCCAGCGTCGCTCGATAGCGGCTCATGGATTCGCCGCCCCGCTAAGGGACGAAGACGCGCGCGCAATGGGCGAGATCATCAGGACGGTGAATGTGAAGGCCATCAGGGCTCCGGCAGAACGGCGAGGAAGGCCTTGTAAGTGAGCTGGCCCGAGTTGGATACAACGTTGTACAGCTTCAAATACTGATACTTGACGTTGTTCTGTTCTGTGCAGATCGGCAGTTCAAAGCGTGAGCCGCCGATCGCGGACGGCGTCGCAGTGATAAAGCCGTTGGCGTATTCTTGGCTCGCCGCGGCCCCGAACGAGAGCATGCCGAGACACGCCACTTTGCCGGCGCCGAAGCCGGGATCATTCGAACCAACCGCATAGACCTTGAACAGCGCCGTGCCAGTGAAGACGCCGGCGGTGACATCGAGGACGACAACCGCATCAATGCGCGCTTGCTGCGGTGTGATAGTCGAAACGTCGGCGATCGACGGCAGGGTGATGGTAACGTTCTGGTTGCCGCCGGTGTCGACAATGCCGTCCTGACCGGCGTACTGAGCATAGCCTGCCGCGGTATAGGAGACGGAACCATCCGAGAGCGCATTGTTGGCGTCAAAGGAATAGGTCCGATCACCCTGAACCATTGTCCAAGAGAGCGCCCCATTGTCGGTCCCAGCCGGCTCGATCCCCGGAAAATAGCGAATGCGCTTCACTTGGGCTGATCCTTGTGCTTGGGGGTATCGGACATCTCAGGCGCGCCTTTAGGCCACGATCGCGGCGTTTGTCCAGCTATCTAACCGGCCGAGGCAGTATTTATGCTCGTCCACCAGGCCCACATCCCACGAAATGTGGGTGCGGAAGGTCTTGCGATCCTGGAGAAGGCCAACATCCTCGGGGGTGAGGTTGCGCACGTAAATCCCGCGCAACATGCCCTCACCGAGGGTCAACCCATAGAGGGAGGCAGTGACGGCCGAGCCGCCGCCGTTGCCGACCTCGTTGAATTGCAGCACGGGGGCATGATCGTCCTTGGGGTAGCCCCAGAGCAGGCGATGGCCCGCATAGGAGATTTTTGGCATACCTGTCTCATCCCAGGTCTGCATCACGAAGCCGGTGAGGGTTGTCGTGCGGGCGGCCTGGATGAACAGGGGAAGCGAAATGAAAGGGACGAGGATGTAGGTCTCGCCCGACTTCTTTGAGATGTTGTTCAGAAATTGGTCGAAGTTTCCCAAGGAGAGCGCCGCGCCGCCGTTGGCAGTCGAGTTGTGATAGAGGCGTCCGAATTTACGCGTCCTCACCTGCAGCCCGTTGAAGACTCGTGGATTGATGCTTTGGTCGCCTTTGATGAAGGTGTCCACCCAAAGGCGGCAGAAGGCGGTGATGCCCATGCGTTCTTCATAATTGCGGCGCTCAGGGCCATGCCGATCCTGAATCGCCCGGTCGACATCGATGTCGTGGTCAATGATGGCGGTCGCTTCCTGGAAAGGAGTGATGGTCCCGTGGCCGGAAGACGAGGCCTCGTTGATGGCGCGGAAGACCGGCGTCGGCAGCGCGGCCTCGCGATAACCGACATAGACCGATCCTCGGAGGCCCTCAAAGGGCATGACCTCGAGAACGTCGGACTTCTCGGTGAACATCTCAATGATGACGCGCCGGATGTCCTCGTTAGCGAAGCCCTTGGCGTATTCGGTGAGGGTAATCAGGTTGCTGACGGCCACGGCTTAGGTTCCCTTTATCCTCAGTTCGTCCGCGCGGCGGCGCTGTGCGATCTCGCATAGTCGAGCTTTTGGGCGTTGCTCATGGCCCTAAATTCGGCGTCGGTGGCGCGGCCCGGTGCGGTCGGCTCACGGCCGCTGCTCGTAAAGGAAGCGCCACCGGTGACCTTCCCCACCAGCTTTTCCATCACCGAGACATCGCTCGCCGTGAAGATTCTGGCCATCACCGCTTTGCCCTCGGCCTCTCCCAGATAGGAGCCGAAGAAACGAGCAAGCGCGTCGATGCGGGCAGGGCCGGTCACGCCGAGCTTGGCGACCTCCGCATCCCGCGCCGTCTTGAGTTGTGATTCCGAACCGATGCGATCACCCATCACCAGGCCAATTGCCTCGTTGAAGGCGTCCTGGGAGAGACCGTGCTTCAAGGCCCATGCCTTGGCCTGCGGCCAAAGCGGGTTGGTCTCGTCGATCTTCGCCTCGACGCCGGCCGGCGGCTTGAAGTCGGCGGGGAGCGCAACTTTGTAGGCCTCTGCCGTTTGCGGCAGCGCAAGCTTGCGCGAATCCTCCGCCGCAATGCGCGTTTGGAGCTGATTCAGATGGTCGGCGAATTCCTTTGCCCGAACCTGTCCATCCGCCCAGAACGGTTCCGGGACGTATTCAGGGCGAGTCGGGACGGTCCCACCCTGGGATGGGGGTGTCGGCGGTGATACGACGGCCGGCTCCACGGCCGGTGTCGGAGCGGGGCTTGGGACCGGCGAGGGAGAAGGTGAGGATGGCGTCGGTTCGGTCATGCGTCCTAATACCTGCGGCCATCAAGGCCATCAGCTCGGACGCAAGCATACGGCGTCCTTCGTTTCTATGCAATGCACAATTGTCAGTTGCCACAACCACGGAGCAAAGCACCTTCTGCATCCATCGATAGAGGGCCGCTCCATCCCGCGTCCGGGCGATGCGATCAATCGCCTCGGCGATATCGGACTGGGAAATTTCCACGCTCTAGCGCCTTATCCCACCTTCCCTGGTTTTGCTCTTGGCCTTCATTCGCGCCATGCCTTTCTTGTCGCGCGCCATGTCTGACTTCGAACCTTCCTTGACGCCCCGCTTCTCCACGTCATATTTCGAGCGCTCATAAGTTGCTTTCGTGGGTCGCTTCACTGGGTTTCTCTCCTATTCAGGGGATTATGCGGCCGGGCCAGGCGTTCCGGCCTGAGGAGGAACCTCACCGACGTGGCGCGCCATCATGAGCTGGCTCATCTGTTTAATCGCCGCGTTCACCTGCTCGGGGTTGCGGAACTTGAGAAGGGAAACGCGCATCTTCGCCAAGACCGCTTCCATGGTGGCCTTGCCGTCAATGTACATCTTCCACTCCTCCGGGAACATCTGCGCAAGGAATGATGCAGCCTTTATGGCCATGCCGACCTCCTGCTGTTCGGCCGCGGCCTGGGCGGGGTTGCGCGGCATGGTGGAGATCGCGCGCCCGTCCACCGTGACAGGATTGATCGCACCGGAAAGCTCCAGGAGATGCTTGAAGCGCAGGAAGATTTTGGCTGGACCTTCCCTCCAAAACGGCATGCCCGGCGTTCCGATGCGCCGCTGTGCGCGCGCCATTTCATCCAACCATTGCCCCAGCGTCGGCGGAGTGTCGCCGGTCTGCTCAGGGAAGTCGACGAAGAATAGCTTTCTCAGTTTGTGGAGCTTCTCCTGGTATTGGAAATTGGCGACGGTCGGCGGTGGCGGGGTGTAGATCGGCTTCACCGCGCCCTCTGATCCGGGCCGAATAGGGTAGGCCATGCCCTCCTCGACGCCTTGCTCGACGGCGGCAAAAGAATCGTCCGGATAGGTGATAGGCGGCTTGATGGAAAGCGCCGCATTCTCGATTCGCATGCTCTCCAACTCGTCTATTTGACGCAATGTCGGCAGGCCTTTGACGAGCGGGCCGACGCCATGCGGCCAATCCGGAGTCGCCCCAAAGCGCATCGGGATCAATGGACAGGAGCCCTCGCCGTGCAGCTCCTTGTCATGCACCAAGCGGTTCCCGACCAGGACAACCTTTTGCCAACATTCATCCGACTTATCTTCCCAAAGCCGCCAAAAACCCCAAACGACTTGAGTCCGGTCATGTGGCTTATCGAGAGAATGGAATTTCTTTAGCTCCGGGTCCATCTCGTCCCAGATTTCCTCGCCGACCAGCTCCTGGACATAATGGTTGCGGGTGTAGCGAACGGCGGCGCGAAAATCGATCTCCCCATAGGGACCGAGGTCGATCTCAAGCTCACGGAACGGGATGGCTTGGCAAACGATCGGCGCATGAGCATGCGGGCGTTCGATCCAAAGCGCGGTCGTGCCGATGGCGAGGTCTGGTATGAATGCCTTGGCGACTTCGGGGTAGAGATTTGACGCCTTGATGGCGCTGAAGATTTGCTCGTCGTCCGCCTTTACCGTTTCCGAGACCTTTTTCCAAACTTCCTCCTGAATGTCCATTCCCTTGCCGCGTTCGACCCACGGCTCGGCTTCCGGCATGAAGGCGTTGACAATCTCGGTGGTGAAGTCTTCGCAGAGGATGAAGGCCTCGTCGGTATTCAGATCAGGATAATCGAGCATCCTCGCCTGGGCTGGCGATGTCATTGAGGAGATTTGCCGCTGCCGGTGCGGAGAGGCGAAGAAATAGCACTCCTTCACATCAAGCTCGATGTATGACTTCCAGGTGCGGGCGGCCGAGAGCTTGGCGAGCGCCTGCTGCTGCAGATCGTTCCCCACGGTCGATCGCCGCATTTCGGCATCGTTCGTGGTCATCAGGCCGGCGGAGGCCATTTATTTCATCATGGCGAGAGGAGAGGCGCCGGCCTGCGCAGAGCCGCCGAGGGCGAGGCGCGTCCCGTAGCGGGCCATCAGATTCGCCATGTCCCCTTGGGTTTGCGCCTGCAGGGCATTGACGAGATCAGTCTGCGCCTTCTCTTTCTCCAAGGGGAGCATCGGGTCTTCCGGTAGCTTGGGCGCGCTCGTTTGCAATTTCCGCTCCGCCGGTTCGTATGATAAACCGATAGCACTGGTCCGGGGTGAGCGCAAAGCTCCTTAGACCGATGAGTTGCTTCACGAAGGGCACGCAATAGAAGCCGAAACGGGTGGAGACCGGCATTGCCCCGAGCGGCCTCTTCTCGGTTTTGACAATCGTCGCGTTTCTCGTCAAGGGCGCGATTTGGAGAATAAAGCCCTGGTGCGGCAGAAAGACGATGGACAACCCCTTCCAATGGGCGTCGCACCAAACCCAGATGCACGCGCCGGGAACGTAGGCGAAGGCGGAGACATGCTTGAATCGGCCGGGCAGAACCCGATCAAGCCACGGAGTCGAGGAGGTCTCGAAAAAAGCGAGGAACCACGTCGCGGGCTCGAAAGCCCCGGGCAGCCCCCCTGTGACATTCATTTCTTTTTCTTCTTGTTGGCCCTGCTCAGCATTTTCGTGCCCTTGTCGGCTTTATTGAACTCCTTGCCGACCGATTGCGGGACGCCTCCGTAGCCGCCGCGGGTATGAGCCGCGGCGGCCATGAGGCGAGCTTGCTTGGGAGATTTGCTCGGCATGGGCTTAAGGCGCCGGCGCCTTCGTCGTCGCGTCGGCAGCGAGAGCTGACGTATCGAGGCCCGCAAGAGACGTGTTGACGGCTCCAAGAGCGGCGACCGCGCTGGCGACATCGGCCGCATCGCCCGCCGCGGCTCCAAGAGCGGCGACCGCGCTGGCGACATCGGCCGCATCGCCCGCCGCGACGGCGGCTTCCAGATCGGTGAAGGCCTTGTTCATATCGGATGAAAGTGTAGCGAGCGTGGCCTGGAGAACCGCGACCGCAGTGTCTAGGGCAGTAGCCATTCTATTTACCTTTGTTTCCGTGACCGCGCATGTGGTTTCGATGCGACTGACGACGGCGGCCATTGTCGTCAGGAGGGCGCGTGTTGAAGCGTCGAGCGTGAGAGAAATCGAAAACGTGGGCGTCGCCTCCATCAATTCGGTTTCCCGATCTTCGGCATGAAGGGCAGCCAAGGCCGTGGCGGCTCCGGGGTGAACAGACGCGAGGGAACGCCGAGCTTCTCCATTCTCTCACAATGATGGCGTATCTTAGCCTCATCCTCCTCATTTAGAGGCGTGACAATAACCCGGACATTCTCGTAAAGACTGGAAATGTCCTCGACTCGATCGACCTCCGCCTTCAGCTTCACCTGAATCAGGACGGCCCCGTGCTCAGGGTTGGGTGAGGCATCCGCCCAATACCCCTCCCGCAGGATGAAGGACTTCACCGGGCCGATTTTCTGGAAGTTCTTGGCCCACAGTTCCATTTCCTCAAGATAACGCTCGATGAAGAAGTCGGGGATTTTCCGGAATTCCGTTATCATGATTCGAGCGCCTCGTTCCTCACGTCATCACCCTTCGCAGGCTTCTGAACTTCGACATTTTCGCCGGCTGCGCCGACACGGCCGCTGTCAACCCGACCATTCTTCTCCCCTCGCCGAGAAAGAGGCAGAGGTATTGGAGGCAGTCCGCCACATCGCTGTATTTGTCCTTGACCGGCTCGGCCTCGCCGGCCTTCCCATGCTCGCTCCAGCGCAGGCAGTATTTGCCGGCGAGCGCCGCGCGCAGAGTCGAGCATTCGCTCCCCACCAGGATGCGATAAGTCTGCAAGGCATAGGACACCGCTTCGAGGCGCAGCGGAAGCGAGTTGTTCGGAACCGGAGCCGGCGTGACGGTGATCCCGTGTGATTTGGCGATGTCATAGGAGCTTTGTTCGCTCGATTGCCCCTTGTCCCGGCCCTTGGGATCCCCCGTGAAACGAACGCTGGCGCCGCGATAGTTTTGTTCTAAAAAGCGCTTGAACGACGGAAAGAAAATAGAGGAACCGACACCGTACATGCGGAATTCGCGCTGAATTTGAATTCTGTCTCCAATTTCCTGAGCAATAATAGCGCAGGGGCGCCGTCCAAAGTCGAAAGCGACGATGACCTCACGACCTGGTATAAAGGGAAGAGGACCGTTCGCCAAATGCCTTTCAGGGAAAAAATTGGGCCAAACCGGATCACCATCAACAATGAAGGTGACCCGGTTCATAATGCGCGCGTCGATCCACTGCTTTGTCTTGCCCTGGGCGACTTCGATGTAGCCCGCTTTCAGCCACTTCCTGTTTTCCGCAGCCGGATTTTCCACATACCCAGAGACCCGGCCATCGGCCCCCATGATTTCGATCAACCCCGCTGGCTGGCGCTTTAGCCACCAATCTTCCGGCCACGGGATGCGCTTTTCGATCGGCACATCATCAGGCCATACCGACCAGCCGGCCATGCGCGCGATGAAATGCTCCTCATTCGGAGCGTTCATGTCCGCAATGATCCCGTTCCAAGTCGGCCCGCCGTCCATCATCGGCGGATACCGGCCCTGAACAACGCGCGAATGCGCCTCCATGAACATCTCATAGGAGTGATACTCCAGCTCGTTGAACCAAATTAGGGTGAACTCCGTGGAGCGGAGCTTCTTGATGTCCTCCTCGTCATCCAAAGCGAGAAACCAAATATCGAGGTCTACATCACCAACCTGAATAATTTGGTTCATCGGCCGCGACCGGATAAGGCGGCCATAGGTCTCTTCCGGAAACCACGTGAGCCAAGTCTTCACCGTCGAAGTCAGCAACTCAGGATACGTCGTCCGAACAATCCCGACGCGGGTGTGGCGCTTGCCATCCCGTTTACTCAGCGCCTGCTCGCATGCGGTGGCCCAGATTCGAAAACAAGACCCAGTAGAGGTCCCGCTTCCAATCGGGCCACAGATGACCGCCACCTTAGACCGATCACCGACAAACTCCCCTAAGACCTTCCCATCGGGCTCATAGACGAATTGTCCATCTATCCGATCAAGCTCAGGCATCAGGCATCAGGCCGTTCCATCGCCGCGTCAATCTCACGGAGCAGCTCTTGTGCATATTCCTGAAAGCCGGGCGTCACAGCCTCATGCTCGGCCCGATCCGCCACAAATGGCCGAGCCTTCCTCAATGCCAACTCTAGAGCCTTGAGCCTCTCCACATCCGTCTTCATTGCCACGCACTTCCCTCGTCGCCTCCGCGATAAAATCATCAATTCCCATGACCTTCACACTGCTCGCAGATATCAGCCCCCACGCGGTGATGAATTCCTCCGCCCCTCGCTCGTCTGCAAAAGGGCCAACAGTGAGATAAGCGAATCCACTGCCCAAGGCGATTACGTACATTAACTCTGCTCCGTCAGAAAATCGCCCAAGCTCATCGATAAAGCGCCTTCGGAGGAAGCGACACCCGAACCCGAAACGTTCCCCCCTTGCGCCTTCCTACCCCTAAATGACACGCCTCACGCCGCTTCGCCTTCGCAACCATCCGCGCATCCAAAGGATTCTTCACCCCAAAACACGCCTCGCAAAGCAACTGCGCATTCTCTAACGTCGGATCCCCTAACAACCCATCCGCCCGAATATGATCAACCTGAAACCGACGCGCCGGGAACCCACACCCCTCACACCAAACCTGACCATCCCGCGCCGCCCGCTTGATCACCGCAACCCGAACAGAACGAGGAAACTCACGACGCGACACGCGATCATAAACCTACCCGACAAGCGTGATCAGCCTCAAGCCACGCCCATCTCATAAACCAAACAAATAAAAATACGTGCCAGATCAGGTCAAGCCAGAACATCGTACCTACCCCTTCTTCCGCCGACGCTCCCACGTCCGACGACTGATCCCCTCAGCAGCCCACGGACGGCCAACATGCTTCACAGGCCGACCAGCACCCTTCACCCCTAACCCAGACCCAGACCCCTGCTCGTCGCGAAACAAACCACGCCGCGGCAAATCAGGAAATGGATCTTTTGCGTCTTTTGCGTCTTTAACCATTATGCGACAATGACGCAAAACTAATTTTGCGTCAACCTACCAGAAGGACTTTTGCGTCAAATATTTTGCGTCATGTCGCAAAACCAGGAAATTTAAGAAAAACCCGCGAGAGCAAAGCAGGAGAGCCCGCGACCGTCGCAATTTTTCCCCCCGCCTCTTTCAATAGGAAGCGCCAGAATGTCGAGGGTAGCCCGGCTTTGTGTTGTCCCTACGTTGTCCCAGGGTGGCAGTCAGCTATCAATGGCCTAACGATATCAATGAGTTACGGCCACATAGCACCTGACTTCACATCAGGTGGCTGACGAGGCATGACTGTCACTGACATGCTAGCTTGAGTCACTAACATGTTAGCTCGGCGAGCGTCGGCTAGGCATCTCATTTCGTTGGTTTCGGGCTATGGCTTGCGGTTTCGGGCTATGGCCTGCGCGTGGTCGGCTTCTTGTCCATGTCGATCGTTTAGTGTTGCAGGGCAAAGGCACCGTCGGCACGTTCCCCCGTCTCGGCTTATTTTCGCGGACTACTGCACATTGATGGTATAGCAACCAACGTACCAAGGCTCATAGCCCTCTAGTGAGGATGCGGCCTTATCCTTGGCGAGTACGCATTGAGTCATATCAGGGAAGAGTTGCATATTCATCTCCCATTTATGGCCAACGAAATGGGTTAGCACCCATAGAATGATTAGTGTTTTCATGGTGTTCCTCCAAAACGATGCGCAACATTGGCGTCCTCCCCGCCTGCTTAGGCTGGCCGAGGTTCTGGGTCCATTCGAGCGAACGGGAGTTGGAGTTGGCGTCTTATGATATTTGCCAATGCGTGTCGGATGACGCTTGCGCTTACTGCATCGAGGGTTATGCCGCTGGCTTTGAGCAATTCGCGGGCTTTTTCGTAATCTGGCTCGGGAAAGATGGTTGTTGGATAGGCTTCCGACCATTTGACGAGGTTATCAAGGGTTTCCTGCAGCAGTTCGTTTTCGGCGCGGAGCTGTTCAATCTCGGTTAGAGGCATAGCCTTGCCTTTCATGTTCTGCGGGCAGGCGTATTACATAGCCTGGTTTGAAGGCTACGCCGAGTTGGTTATTGACTGCGACATTGACGTTGAGGGGGGCTTTTCCGTCATCGCCGAGGATTGCTTTGGAGGCTTGGAGGGCGATGGTTTCGGTTTCGCTTTCCATGAGCTCGCCGAGGCGGTCGACGGCTCTGGGTTGAAGGGCGGCTCGAGCGGCTGCGGTATGGGCTGCGAGTTCTGCTTTGAACAGGGGATCCTTCATGAGGGCGCGCAGATAGCGCTGTTGCCATTTGAAGCGTTTGGCGACATCGGCGACGCCCATGGGCTTACCATCTTCGTCGCCATGGGCGAGGCAGGCAATGGCTTTATGGGCCCGATCATTTAATACATCGAGCGGACGTGGTAATTTCTTGTTGTAAGTTCTAGGCATTAGAGGATATACCCGTACGCGCATAGGCGCGTGAAGTCAACGCTACTTGACGATCTCTGCGAAAAACCCCGCATCGGCTTCGATTCTGTCCACACTCATGTCGCGGTAAGCTGGGTTAAGCTCGATCAGGGTGGCGCTACGGCCGAGACGATCGGCGACCAGACCGGTTGTGCCAGCGCCGCCGAAAGGATCGAGAACCGTTCCGCTCTTCGGGCATCCCGCCTTGATGCAGCGCTCGGCGAGATCAGGCGGCATGGTGGCGAAGTGGGAGCCGCTGAATGGTTGGCTGGAGATGGTCCAGACGTTGCGGGCGTTGCGTGTTTCTTTCGCGTTCGCACCGCAATCCGTCGTCGATCCTCTTCCGGTTCCCGCATTCCCGTAGGCCGTGGAAATACGAACGCCGGGATGGACAGCAGCCTCCGCAATCGCATCCGCATCATAGAAATAGCGCTCGCTCTTGGTCAGCAAGAACACCATCTCGTAAGCCGATGTTGGCCGGTCGGTGACGGGCTCGGGCATCGGGTTTTTTTTGTGCCAAACGATCGCCGAGCGCAGCCACCAGCCGCGAGACTGCAGCGCGAAGGCGACGCGCCACGGTACGCCACACAGGTCTTTGGGCTTGAGGCCGTAGGGTACAGACTTTTTTCGCGCGCTATGGGCGGTGTTTCCGTTCGCCGCATAACTATCGCCCAAGTTCAGCCAGAATGTCCCCTCCGGCTTCAGCACGCGCCAAAGATCGTCGCCGACATTGACTAGCGTCTCGACATAGGCGTCAAGCGTCGGCTCAAGCCCGATCTGATCCTCGACGCCATAATCGCGCAAGCCCCAGTAAGGCGGGCTTGTGACGATGCAATCGAACGAGTCTGCCGGCAGCGTCGGAAGGATAGCGCGACAATCACCCGAGAGAAACCGAATGCCGCATGCACTCATTTCACATCCTCATGCGGCCGTCTCATGGCGGTCGACTTCATAGACCCAGTCGACCACCCAGTCGAATGCCATCGGCAACACCCCGAATAGCATCAGGATTAGCAGGACATCGAAACCGAGGCCGAATCCAACTGCCGCGCCGACCAACCACATAACAGCATAAAATCCAAGTATTCGCGTGAATTTTCGCCACGGCTCACAAAATGCGTCCATTTCACATCCTTTCGACGGTAGCGTTTCCCGGGGCCTGGAGGCCGCCTGGACGGCCGTTTTGGGCCGAAGCCTAATTCACCCGTCTTTGAGCTTCCTTGCCAGCGTGGCCCCTATCCTAAGCGGCTGGGAGCCATACTCTCGCAACTGGTCTTCCGTCCGCGTCCGCCAAGCTTCCGGCTTCGGCGCTGGGGCCGGCGGCAATCCACGGCTAAGACGATTCAGCTCTGCGGCAATCCATTCCCGCTTCCCGGCGTCGACGGGCCACGGCCGCGGCAGGCGAGCCGCCCTGTCGCTCGTCGGAGCCATAGCGTCGAAATCCTCCGGCCATTCGCTCGGGACTATCGTTTCGCCCCTCGCCGTCATGAACGCCATCGGAACGCCAAGCCCGCCGAGATAGGCTCGCCAGGCGACCCATTGCGCCTCGGTGGCCGGCTCCCCCGTTCTCGCCGAGCCCTTCTCGCCGTCTCGGGCTCGGATGATGAACCCCTCGCCGCCACGGCCGCGAATGAAGGCCATGGCGCGGTCGCGATAGTTCGCCTTGTCGATGCCGATGCCCGGCTCAGAGACGCTACTTGTGGAATGGCTTTTTCCGATCTTCATAATTCCCCTCCAACGAAATGCTGAGTTGACGAAATTGCCGCCTCGCTCGATAGAACCGAGGCGCTAAGATCCGATCACGGATATCCTTCTGAAAAAGATCATCTCGTCTGAAATCGTTCACTCTTCATCTCCGCAAACCCGATACACGTTCTTGAAATCCTTTCTGTCCGTGCGCTGGAACGCCTCGCCGAAGGGCTCATAGGACGCGGCGCGGACGATTTCATAGAACTTTTCTGGTTTTTCGCTGTGCCCGCCCATCGGCGCTTCGAACACAGTCGAAATTGCATCCGACCGGGTTGCAAGTTCACCACGGATGCCAAACAACACATGCTCGCTCTGATTGCGGAAATATGCCCCCAGCCCCCATTTCGGCTTCACCCAAGTCAGCACCGTCTTATGAGCGAAACCCCACGCTTTCATCAGCTCGGCGGCGCAGGTAATGAAACTGTTTGTCGTCCATAAATACAGGTGGCAGTTGTCTTCCGCCCAGGACTCGACTGGCAGGGCAAGCAGTTGCTCTTGGCTCATTGTGGCATAGCCCGGCGCGGCCCGCCCGGCCAATGAAATTTCGTAGGCCCATGGTGGATCGATGACCAAAGCGCGATAGCGTCCGGGCGAGACGACGAGGCTTTTGACGCGCTCCTGGTCCTGCGCCTGCCTGATTTTGCGAAACGCGCCGTTGGCCTTCCCTGTTCGATCCATCTCGTCGACCAGGTGGCTGAATTTCTCGGGTTCCCTCTCGGCCGCTGCGACAACCGCAGCGATCTTCTCGACGGTTCGGCCCGACACGCCGGCGAACGCGCCTAGCTTGTCGCGGGTCTTGCTTGGCTCTGAAGGTGTGGAAACTTTCCACCCCTTTCCGCCCTCGCTCATCCGTTCCCGCGCCGCCGCCTTCTCGGCCGGCTCCATCGCTCGCCGAATGGCGTCGATCTCGCTCGGCAGGAAATCCTTGCGCTCTGCGTTTTCAGCGAATTCCCCATCGATGATGCGGGGGATATCGATGGTAGTCACCGGAATTTCAGACCAGCCAAGCAGCTCACAAGCCTTCAGTCGCCGTTCGCCAGCGATCAAAACGCCCTGCTTGTCGACGACGATCGGGTGGAGCAAACCGACGGCCTTGATGCTCTCCGCAAGCGACGAAAGGTCGCCCAGGTCGAACCGATGGCGCTTCCCGATTGTGATTGATGAGATGTTCATTTCACCCTCTTCCGATCTTCATAATTCCCCTCCATGATCTTCTGAAAATTGCTAGGCTTGATGATCCAGTCAAACCCGCAGTGGAATCCGTTGACCTCGCCGCGAAGGTACGGACTGCCGCGGACGCGAGCGATGAGCTTTTGCGGACACTCAGGGTCCTCGCGCAATCTGGCTAGCGCTTGGCGTTCGCGAGTGCTGCCGGATTTTATCTCGTCGATTGTCGGAAGGCGAAAGGCGCATGCCAGTTCGTTCCACTGCTCGCCGAAGGACTTTAGCGCCTCTCGAAGAGCCTTTTGCTTCTCTGCGCCGTGGGCGTCAACGGGACCGTTTTCGGGCTCGTTGACAATTGATACGTTAGTATCAATCAATCTTCCTTCCTTTCTTTCTTTCTTCTCTTCCTTGATAGATGATCTCATAGCATTGCCAACGCATTGCGTTCGCATTGCCAACGCATCATCCAATTTTCCCTTATATTTCAAAGGCTCATTGGCAGGTGACAGACTTTCTGCGTTCGCATTGCCAACGCATTGCGTTCGCATTGCCAACGCATCATCCAATTTTCTCTTATGTTTCCAACGCTTAGTGGCCGATATTTTGGCTTTGGCAGACTTTTCGGATGCTTTTGCCAGCTCTTTGTCGATCCGTTTGTGCCTCCATTCCGATGCAAAGAGCGGAACCAAAGCGATGCGAACGCATTGCCATCGCATGAGGGGTAATTTGACGATTCTGGCCAGCCTCTCGTCGTCATCCGGAAGGCCCCCCGTGCGCCAATAGTGCATGATGAGCGCCATGTAAGCGCCGCTCTCTTCGCAGTTCAAATGAGCCGTGTCAGAGAGGTAATCCGCGACGTACAAAAGCATGTAGGGATGGCTCATAGGAAAATCCCGCTTGGCCTATTTGCGAAGCCGCCAGAATTCGTCAGTTGCATGAGCCAGACTGTCTTTGTCTCGGCCGCCGATTACGATGGGAAGATTTATGAGGAACGATCTGATGTCGTAGACCATGAAATAGGTCCCGTCATGATTGTCCTTGCGCTCTGCTGCAAGGTTAATCCCACCTAAATTTTCGTTATATCGCAGGGTTGCTCGAAACGCGGCTAAGTCGATAAGCCACCAAAGGCCTACCTTCCAGTCCCGCTCAGCATCCTCATGACCATAGAAAAGCCAATCACCAAATCCTTTTCGTATCTTGCTTAATTCTGTTTCTGCGCCGGTGTCGCGTTCTAATCTGATCGTGAAGTCATACATATATCTTTCGGCAAATCCGCGCTTCCTCATGCGAGCGGCAATGCGCATGTCTTTGACGTTAAAAACGATCAAATCTGTAGCTTCTTTGGCGTCGAGTTCGAAGGGCGCTGCCTCAAGCAGAAATGGCCCAACAATGCGCTTGATTTCCGGGATGAATCTGTCTGACCATTCCCTATCACGGCTGTATTTCGACATTATTCGGCAGCCTCGAATTTTGTCGTCTCGTTGCCGTATTGATCGAACCCATCTCGTGGTTCGCGTGAAAAGATATCGATGCGTGGCCCACGAGTGACAAGGCGAATCATATCGTAGAATTCATCGGGTTTGCGCGAATGTTCTCGACGTGCGCCATTGAGGCAGCAGAAGAAACCCTGGGTGGTGACGAATTTTGGCGTTCCCTTTCGAGCGTAAACGACGAATTCGCAATTGTACTGCGGTAATCCGGTTGGCTGATAGCCGCCGGCTTTATGCCAGACCATCGCTAGAACGTAGTGAAAGCCATAGTGGTCGACCAAGTTCAAAGCGGTGGGCAGATGCTTTTGCGTCGTCCACATGAACAGATGGCAATTGTCGGCTGCCATCTTGTTCAGCGTAGAGCTAAAATTGCTGAGTTCTTCCAAGCTCATAGTTGGATAATCGAACCCGACTTGATTAGGTCGCACGTCGCGCTCGATTTTCACCATCGGCCATGGTGGGTCGACAACGATGGTTTCGTAGATTGCCGTGGGCGCGATAACTTCGACTTTGGCGAGGGCGTCGTTTGCGGCGAGGGCGGCTTCGCGGCGTTCGTCGCGATCGGTGGGTGGGAAGCCCTCGGGATAGGCTTTGCGCGCAGCCTTGGCGAGGTTCTTGTCAATGCCAGCGTCGGCGAGGGTGGG